GTGACAGGACTTGTACCTGTATCTTTATCAATATGTCTTTCAAAATCTTGTGCCATTACTTTCTCCTAAAGTGCAACACTCATTGCGATTACAAATCCGTTAGTAGCTCCACCACCAGCAGCCCCCGTGTCGCCTTTGTCTCCAGTTCTGCTAAACTGTAAATTTACTTCGTCACCATCACTGAATGACCCTGCTGACACAGAATGTGCTACGCCTACCTTTGAATACGTTGATGCTGATGTGACGCTTCCTGTTACGTTATAGACTGCGTATACAGCCCGGTCAGACTTTTTGGTAACTTTGATCGTACCCTTTGTGGTGCTGGTAGAATCATCCCAAGTATCCAGGTCAGCCTGAATGTCGTTGCTGTTAGCGTCAACGTCATCGATGTATACAGTCGTAACACTTGCCAAAGTAGCGTTGTTAAACCAAACCTTCCCTGCTCCTGAATCACTGTCAGCCGTGTCTGAGTCCCATAAATAGTCATACCCAGACGATATGCCAAAGTCACCAGTCCTTGTGAAATTGACTGACACAGCATCTGTATCAGAGATAGTCCCTGCTGATGCAACGTGAGTAACCGCTATCTTGGAGTAAGTCGATGCACTGGTTACAGCCCCTGTGACGTTGAAGATGTGAAAGTTTTCCTGGGCAGTCTGCTTCCTAATAGTAACCGTGCCACGAATAGTAGAAGTTGAATCATCCCAGCTATCCACCATTGCATTGATACTGGCTGCGTTGTCGTCAACGTCATCCATGTACAGCACAGTGGCAGAACTAGCTGTTGCATTATTTATCCAGACTGTTCCCGCACCCTGGTCGGAATCTGCTGTAGCACTATCCCACAACATCTCCACGCCCTGTGAAGTACCTGTTGCACCTGTTGCCCCGTCAGTAATAATCTGGTCCCACTTGGCAACATCAGCATTAGAAGATATTGGCAAACTACCTGTAGAGGTATGGGCTGTATTACAGCGGTAAATAACATTAGGAGTAGGATTAGTATCCTTAACAATGTCTCCCACTACATAATCCGTAGCAGTCGCCCAGGTTCCTTGCCAGGTTCCTAAACCAGCATCAAGAGTTAAATCTCCAGATGTGTCAAACGCAACGTACTTGCTTGCACGATTAGTAGCGTTCTGTGTAAGGTTTACCGTTCCACTATCTGGTACTGGGTTTGCTGGATCGCCCAACTTAAAACATCGGTCAATCTCTTCCTGCAATTCCTGTATCTGAACAGTCGCCCGGTCCAATGCATCTTCATGCGTATCTGCGGGGAATGGATCATTCTCCACATAGTCAGTAGACTGCGTTTGTGCCGTACTCCGCTCAAAGAAAACATTCCCGGTTCCAGAAGGTGGAGCAGTTACAAATGTAATATTCCCGCCACCCGCCTCGCCTACACCCGATACCGTGTAATGAGTGGTTAGAGTTTGCAATGTCCAAGTAGTAGGGGCAGCCACCGGAGTGCCAAGGTATACATTGATATCCCCCTCTGCGAGGATTTTAAAATCATAAGCAAAAATAGTCGTGGAAGCATTTCCATTGTATTGCTTAGTTAATGTAGTAGTTGTTATAGTCATCTATCGGTTCCTTGGTGTGGTGGTAACTTTGTCAATAGTCTCTTCAATGAGCCGGATACGGGCATTAATTGACTCATCGGATAACATCTTTGCAAGCTCTGGATATTTCAAATCTCCATCTGCATCCTTCAACTCCACTAACGCTTGTGCTGCCTTGGCACGTTCTAAATGAACAATGCCCTGGATGTAATCGGCCTTGCCTATATCTGGCATCTCTAGAAAAAATTGTTCTTTGACATCTTCCTCTAAAATTTTAAACGCTGATTCACCAGCAAGAACAACATATTCGTGATACTCTTCAGGCTTCAGACGAATAGCAGTTGGCATCTTGCTTCTATTGCCAGGGATATTAGGGATGCCTAAAGCTTCATTCGATATAACAGGTTCTGGCAAACCCACTGGTACTTTTAATTCCAAAATCCAATCGTCTACAGGACTGTCCTTCTTCGTTTGAATAAAGAATGGAGATAATGGATCAAACCCCACTCCCTTCTCATAGGCCACTTCTTCTCCCCACATATTCACACGGGGTGGCAAATCCTCACTATAACCAGGAAGGTTAGCTTTAATATTGTTCAACGTGCGGAATAAGACTTCCCCAGAATCAGCCAGTGAATTTCCAAACTCTTCACCAAATTGACTGACAAACTCATTGCGTAAAAATTCCGGGTCAACAGTCTTCGTATCCCGCAAGGTTGGGTCTGTAACTTTTTCCAAATCCCGAAAGACTCCACCAAACGGAACAACGCTACTCCCTAAGTTTTCAAAAAACTTACTTCTGCCTTCCTGAAATGCCAGCATAAAATCAGAAACACTTTTAGCAAATGTCTGACTTAAAAAATGCTGGCTCATGGTCAACACAAATCCCTGGGCAAAGGCAATACGTTCACCCTCTGAAATCTGGTCAGCAATCTCAACAAAGTCCGCCATCATCCCAGCGAAGAATGCAATTGGTTCGGCACGTTGAATACTTATATGTCTCTCTTTCCCGTCCTTGCCCATCACCACAACAGAATAAGGCTGATTCCCTTTTCTTCGCCATGCCTCTCGCATCTTAGCGTTTTGAGGACCGTTACCTGTTAATCCCCCACCTAACGCAAGCGATAGGAATGCCATAGACGCTGCTGTACCAGTGGCAATTCGTGCCTGGGCTAAATCCGCCTTAGCACCGCCAGCAGCAATGTCAGCCCGAATCTTTTTACTGAACAATGCCAGTGGTGTTCTTTCCCCGGAAAACTTTGCCAGGTTAACCAACACATTATGGAACGGAACAACATATCGACCCAGCGGAGTAGAATGGATAAAGTCGTGCATCTTCTTACCAGCCTGACCCAACTCCTTGGTGAATGTGGCATAGTCTGCAAAATTCTCTGCGTTTGCTTTAATGGATGGCGAAGGATTTTCTAACAACTGGGCAATACGTTCATTTAATGCCTTCTTGCCTAACAAGTGTTTTCCTTCAGACATTGCGGTCCTATGAGCCTGGGCATAAATCTCTGCCGTGTACCCATTCATCTTAAAGTACTCATCCATCGTCAAAAGCAATTTGCCCTGGCTAGACATAAGATGCCCCGCCATATCAGCCCCTTGGTACATGAAACTGCCTTCCTTCAAGCCAAAGTTTTTCCCGGTAATAGCCCTAACATTTGCCTGATCAAGCTTCTGGAATTGAGAAGCTGGAATTTCTTTCAAGGAAGCAACACGCCCTAAATTTTTTGCCAACACAGCAAAGTTTTTTGGCTGGGACATAAGCATTCCATACAACATGGATTGAGCTTCCCCCGCCTGGACTCCCGCTGCCGAACCACCAAACATACGCTTTGTTCTGCGTATTTGTGCTGCTACGCCACGCTCAACAGTTTGCAAACCAATATTCATGACGTTGCCAGCAATGTTGACAACATGGGTTTTGATACCAAACAAAGAGTTGACCCACGCTTCAAAAAACATATCAGCACCACCAAGACGCTTGGCTTCCTTCATCACAGCTTCTGGGTTAGTCTCACGCCACTTCTGTGCAAATGCCAAAGGGTCAATATTGTCATCGACCTGGCGTTGCATTTGCTCACCAACAGACGCAACTTTCTGCCCCTTACCCAAGTCACCTTTCTTCAGGCGATTGCGTATTGCCAAATCCCGACCAGCAGCCTCACTAAATCTTGCTGATTGCTCCTCAATCACATCCATGTGAAACCGGAATTGCTGTAATGCAGCTTCCGCAGAAGCCTCGCCACCTTCCCTAGCTAAATCATCAATACGCTGGAACGATGCTTGGCGGAGCAGTGCAAATTCAATTTCATCAACACGGTTTAATTTTTTATTCGGATCAAACTCCAGTAACCGTTTTGCCTCACCTTCAGGGTCTGCAAAAAACTTCTCTCTGGCTTTGAGTTCATCCGCGGCCTGTATTGCAACTTCACGGCCTTTCTTATTTTTCTTGATAGTCGGTATCCCCTGATCATCAAGAACTGAACGCTCTTTTAAAGTCGCCTCAAGTTCATCGCTAATCTTGCGAAGAATCTTTTCATTATTAATTTTTTCAAACGGCAACTGCATCGCAGAGATGTCATGGACCTGACCGCCAAATGTTGCCTGAACACCAGGAGCGACATCGGCAACCTCATCCACTTGCTTCACCCCAGCCTCTACCCCTTCTTCTACAGCATCAAAAGTTCTTCCTGGGCTTTGAAACCGCTTCAGCAATCTTGCTAATCCAGCCCCCAACTCTAATGGGATAGCGATCCCGATACCCTCGCCAGCACTTTTTAAAGCTTTGGCAAACGTGCTGTCATCTGATTTGGCTGCCAAAAAATCAGTAATGGGATTCCGAAACGGTGAACCCTCTGGCACAAATTCATTAAACATATTGCTTAAGTTGTTATCCAGGTCCATTGAAACCAGATCAGCCCCCACACCACTCCCAAATGTATTGGCCCCCATACCACGAAATGTCATCATCGATGTGGCAAAGGCGGTCAACCCTCGAAGCAACTGCACTCCGGTTCCACCCTTTCGATCCATTGTGCCAATAGGGACATCAATGCGTCCGCTAAGTAACCCCCCCGCACCAATATCCCCAAAGAAATTTTCTGTTCCAAAAAACTGGTCCGCCTCTTCCAAATATTGCTGAACCGTTTTTCCACCAATCTCTGTGTCTCGTAATTCCTGCCCCGCAGCCGTAATATTTGTAGCACTGTTGAAAAATGCATCTGTGGGTCCGCCAAAAACAATCTCGCCCAATGCCCTGGCCGTGGAAATTCCTTCTGGCTCTGGAATGATTCCAGCCTGTGTCACAGGGGTATCCGCCTCACCCACAAATCCAAGAGCCTCTCCTTCAGGTGTACCCTCAAATGCTTCCTGCATCATTTGAGTCACAGTCTCTTCCTTGACCTTGAGCGATTGTTCTGTAAAGGTTGCCTCTAAATCAACCTGTGGAGCTTGCTTGGTCAATGTAATGGTCCCATCAACAGCCAGGGGATTTTTACTTGCTTGGGCCACTTTCACCCCCTTTTCTACGCTCAATAATCTTTTTCAATAACAGTATGTCGTCTTCAGTCATATCTCTTGGAGAATTTTGATATGCTTCTAGCACAGTCTTTTCGGCCTCAACAGGATCAAAAGCTCTGGAAAAACCACGTTTCATATCTACAGTTTCCAACGCCTCTTCAACCGCCAGACGCTTATCCATGCCACTTCGCACCAGCATCTCAACAATTTCTTCTGCATCACCAGCAATTGATGCCTCAACATTGGTAAACTTACTAGTCAACGGGTTACCTAAAATACGCTGGGAAACACGCTGTCTCGCATCATCTACGTTCTGCTCTTCAAATCTGGTTTTACGGTCTGTAATAGCCGTGCGAAATGCGTTAATCTCCTTCACCAATTCCTTCGATTCCTTCAACGAAATAGTTTCAGGAAATTCAAACGGCAATTCAGTCACTTGTTTTTCAAATGCATCTAATACTGCATTGGCATCTTCCGGTAAAATGTCAGGCTTTAAAGTGGCACTCTTAATGTTCTGGAAGATTGCCCCCATCGCCTCTACGTCTTCAAAGCCTTCTGGTAAGTTTTCTGAGTTTTCCTGCTCAACCAACAACTTGACATACTTGTCAATTTTTGCATCATCACGAATAATACCTAAGTCCGCCAAATGCCTGACAAACGCAACATCCACCACACCTTCATCCTGCACTGCTAATTCTGGATTTGGCATATTCAAGGCAATGTGTGCGAAGGCTGCATCTTCTACTTCCTTGGCAATTTTTGTATCACGAGCCTCACGCTGCTTCCTAACTACTGCCCAACTCTTCAGCATATCCGCTTTCCGCTGTGGCTTTTTCTTGGGAGACAACGGGCTTTTATCGATGTTGACTATGTGATTTTTTACGTCATCAACAGTTGTGTCCGCACTATTAATAATCACAGACTCTTCACGATCAAGTTGGGTTAATGCCACTTCATTCTGGAAGCTTTGAATTAACTTCAGACCCTCATCCTCTTCATACACATTAGTACGAACCCCATTCTTGATATGTCCGATATAATTATTTAATGCGGTCTGCATATCAAAGTCCGGGCCAGGATTGGCAACCGCATCTAATACATTTTGTCGTAGTGACAAAGCATTAGCCTTGAAGTTGCCATCATTCACCTTCTTCATTTGCGTTAAGGCTGTAGCCCTGCCACTTAAGATTGACTTCTCGGTTGCCAACTTAAATGTATTCTGACGGCTGACTGGAATATCCCTGAACAATTCAGCCTGTTTCTTTTTTAAACTTTGCAGTAACGTAGACTCATAATTTGCTGGAGAAACCTTTTCCCTGAACTGCGGGTCATTGGCCATGCGATTCACTTCGCCAGCCTTGTACTGTTCAAACTCTAATAATTTATTGTTTGTGTAATTATCATTTTCAACAGCAGCTTGCTGTGCAGCAAACGTACTCATCTTGCCACCAACATTTGCTAATTCCTGCCCAGCCCTGATAGTGCTGTTAAAAGCATTCACAAACGGACCTGGGTTTACAGTCTCCTGAAACCCCTCATTTCTCGCAACGCCTCGTGCGTGTCTCGTAATCTGTATAGCCATTAACCCTGTGCCTTAAATTGTGCAAAACCCAAACCAGCACTACCAGCGGTAGTCAGCAGTGTTGTGCCAGCCCCAAATTTCCCAGCACTCTCTGCTGCGGTTCCTTGTGCAGAAGTAATCGTTGCCCTGGCATTCAAGTTGTCGGAGTCAATCTGACCACCACGCTCAATCACCTGTGCCTCTAAATCTGTAACAAAGTCCTGTTCTGCCAATAAACCAAAATTATCCCCGTCAAACACCTGTACCCCTTGACTGCCAAGGCTGGAAATTGTGGACCCACGCTCATCCCTGCCACGCTTCTTTCTTAAGTCTGCATTAAACCTGGCGTTGTCCTTGGCAATTTTAGCGTTACGTCTTTCAATCTCTGCGTTACGCTGGGCAATCTTGTTTGCAGTTTTGCCCTGTTGCATTTGACCAAATGCAGAGACACCAGCACCAATAGCTGATACAGCTAGACTGGCTAAAGCAATAGTAGTGGGTTCGTGATCTGCCTTCTTGAGCAGCCACTCCCATCTGCTCTGGTCATCTTCACAAAGAGCTAATCCGTAACTCATTCAAAAAACCTCACATACATATAATGATCTTTCCCGTCCGGGCCATATCTCTTCATCGTTGACTCGCAGTGAAAACCAAGTGCTTCAATCCAGCGAAGTGCTGGAAAAAAGTCAGCCTGGACATTTGCCTGGACCCGCCACATCCCCTTGCCAACAGCAATCTTCAGGAAAGTGTCTTGTACATTTTTATGAATCCAGAGGCGGTGCTTTTTATAGTTCTTACCCATTACTACCCAGGCATGACCTACGCCTTCCCAAATAGGAAGTATTCCAGCACAACCTATGATTTCATTTTCCGTAAATCCTGTAAACGCAGTGCCTTTGTTGCCCTCTTTCATGGCTGCGTCTAAACCTTTATCCACCAGCTTGAAAGTATCCTCTTCCCTACTACGCATGAGGATGGCATCCATATGCCAAGGTTCAAACTTTTGGAACCACCTAGAACAACTCTCCGACATTCAGGTCGCCAATAATAGCCACTATATGCATATCAAGTGGCTGTTCTTGTTTAACCTCAATATAACCATCACGATCATATCCAAGGTTCATCACTTTTTTATCTCCGGTAAACAAGTCAGGAGATTTACCCATTTCATCAGAACTCTTTCTGAATGGTAGCTGGTCACCATTAATCTTAATCCCCAGTGTAGATACCAAACGAACCAATACCTGGTTCCACCGTTTCTTCTTACCCTGCGTTGTTCCTAGCGGACTACCAAACTCTGGCCGTGACGGCTTCACAGTGGTGACATAGCTTAATCCGACATATGCTTCAGACACTGCCTTGCTGACAGTCACTGATCCACCCGATACAGTTTTATTAGGAAAGACCGCACCATTTCCAACGATCTGTACCGATTCACCTTCCAGGTGTTCAAGGTTGGATAATGTAGTCACACCAACCCTTACTTCCCCGCTAGAGTCATAAGCTGAATAACCCGTGCCATCAATATTTGAGTCGTCCGTTTGATTGGTTAATTCAAATGTGTTGGCAGTCTTATTAGCAACCTTATAGCGATTGCCATTCAATTCAGTCATGCCCTTGACCAGCTTAATGTCAACCAAGTCACCGTCTGAAAAACCATGTGCGGTTGCAGTAACCACGACAGGATCAGCTTGAGTCGCCCCAGAAATAGTTACCGGGTTATCCAGAGTCAGTCCAGAATCAACAAATATTTCAGGGTTGAGATACTCAATAAATCTTTTGGTAATGCCATTGACCCTGCGTTTTACAGATACCCATAGCTCATCTTTCAACGCATCAGCAGAAGGAATTACAGCTACTGATTCAACGACTGGCAATTCTCCGCCTACAGGATGCTTATGCCATGCAACCACTTCCTGGTCCCGCAAATAAGTACAAGCAATCAAATCCCCGTCTGACGTTACGGCCCATACCAGGGTATCTTCTTCCTGCTGATACGCCATGTCCGTGATTCCAGACTCTGTAAGATTTTCAGCCAGAATAGTAATGTCAGGAGCCAGGTAACCATCTACGTCAAAGTTGAAAACCAACTCTCTTATTTTTCTTCCAGCCCGTTGGTTGAACAACAACAGGTTGCCAACATTTAATGGGTTTACCTTATTGCTGCCAAAACTTGCTTGCCGAATCGCCTTAATATTGCTTGGCGTAATATTGTCGTCCTGCCCACCGGAGATAGTAAATTCACCGCCCAATGTGCCACACAACATATCTGTTGATTCTGCCAACCACTGGATAGCGTTAACCTCGTTTGCCACCAAGGTAAATTCCACAGACTCATCATCCAGGGCAGTACCCTGATCCATATTTTCAAATGCTGCTACCTTGCTGCCCCAGATTTTTTGTGGGTCGTCATTAGACCCGCCCCAATAGAGTCGTTGGTTGAAAAAGGTAACGGCCCCCGGATTTTGATTACTACCGTCAGAACCAGTACCAGCACTACCAGCACAAAAAGTAGAAGGGAAAGTGGTCCCGGTGAAACTGATTGACGAGAGCGTCCACGATGTGTGCGATGTCCTTGTGAGTTTCCTTGGGGCATATGATTTATGGGCTATATATAAAGTATCTGCTGATTGAACAAATTGCAGATCAAATAAATCTGCGGTTGTATAAGTTGTCGTAATTTCTACAGGAACTCCACCACTGGTAATCTGTGCGTTGTTCCGATACACCCTGATATATAAATTGCCAAACTCTAAAATGTACGGCTGAGTTACGCTAAACTCAAATGGAACCAGTCGGACCTTTGCGTCTTGAGTTCCCGCCTGGAATGTCACAGTATCTAATGTATGTGTGGCATTCGTAGTATGTTTAAAACCTATAAAGGTGGATGTCGTAGTTGCGGTTAATTCAATAGTGTGAGTACCTGTACCAAAACTAGTACTCGCAAATATTTGTTCTCCACCTGTTGCAGTGCCGACCTGAACATTGATTGCCCCTACGCCAATCGTAAATGCGAATACATATCTCTGCCCAGCTACTGTCGTAATACTTTGCTCTGCCCATCCATAGTTACTGGCATCAACCGAAGTGATGTCCATCAGGTTGGTATTATGGGCAATGCTGCCTGTGCCAACCGACTTGTCAGTCCATCCAGAAATATCAGATGTAAATGTTCCGTTGGTGACCAACTCTGATGCATCCCCCAACGCCTTCACATCTGCAACAAAATTCAAACCCCCTCTACGCTTAATGCCACCATGAGGTAACACTATTCCGTTTTCCAGAACATTGAGTGAGTCTTTGTATTTTGCAAAATCTACACGCCCTTCTAACCGTGGAGTAATAACCCCGGTAGTAAAAGCAGAATAGATTGAATTACTTTTGGACATCTACACAACATCTCCCAGTCGTGCGTCAACTAATTTTTGGACATCTAAATCGCCAAGGTTGCTTTCCTGACTATCAATAGTTCGTGCTTCCCGTATCTTCCTATCGTAAAGAGTCCAAAACTTTTCAGAAGCTGTATTGCTTCCGGTAATAGGGAACGCTAGTTCCGCAGCAAGCTTTGCGGTATAAGCTCCAATAAATAGCGAATCAAATTCATTAGGGTCTGTGACACGCTTTAAATAAAGTAAATTCACCGCAGAGGTGTCACATAAAATCTTTCTTCCCTCAACCACATAGTCAATCCGAACATCGCCCGAAAAAACATCAACAACTCTCAAACAATCACTGGGCTGTTGAAACTGGTATCCCCACCGGAATGCTGGGGTAGCTGCCAAGGATGCAAGAACTTGTCGCTCCATTGCAAAGTTCCAAAGAGCAGCACGGATGACTTCATCACGCACTTCTTCGTAAATTCCGTTGACTAGCCTCGCCCGTTCCGTATCATCGGTCAGAGAAGTGATTGCATCATCACCCAGGAGCCTTAATGCATTTGATCCAATTTCAACAAATGAGGACATTGATTACCACTAGTTATAAAGTGTATTACCACTAGTTATAAAAGCTTTTGTAACTGGGTACAAAGCTCATGAATAAATTCGTTTAGAACGCCTGGATATTTCTCCAAGTGTTCCTTGTATGCTTCAACCATCTGCATCTGCGTTTCCTGCAATATTGGAAACTGTAAACCAACTGCCAACACTCCCACTTCGTTACCCTGCCTCTCAATCGGCAAACTCAATTCACAACTGGGCAGCTTAAACAATTCGTCCGCATACTCCTTCTTTGGCCTGATCTTAACTTCTGGCCTGTCAAACTGAAGGCATATCTTTTCTGGCGAAACCACATACCTTAGAAACCCCTGCGGGTATGAGGCGATTCCGCTCTTAAACTTCTTTCCCAAAATATTTCCGTATTGCCTTGGCAAATCGTGGGCGAATACGCCCTTCCAATAAAAACAAAAGTCGCTCCACCTCATTCCACCCAGGCTGGTTATCGCAAAAAATATGGTAATGCTTGCGAAGCTTTACACCATCCATCCCGAAGAACCTCTTCTGGAACCAGGCCCACTTGGGTCGTTCACGGTGGAAGACGGCATCATTATGTGGCTGAATGTTTGCTATCGACTCCCAATCCGTATCGCTGGTGTCATACCAGGTCATAAAATGCTCCACAGAATTTTCATCCGACAATTCAATAGTGTGAATTACATCCTTGTCAGTGCGAAGCGTGTAATCTAAAAATCTGATTTTGTCTGGCTTTATTTTTTCTACAATCATAAAAAAGAGGGGGAGCCTGTGTAAGCACTCCCCACTTACTTAGTTTACTGCGTAAGTCACAACCATAGTCACATCGCCAGCAGCAGCAGTAGCTGGGTTGGCAGACATGGTCAGCCCAATGCGAAGGTCAACATGAGGGTCTTCAGAAATTCCCGCATCTTCCCACACATGGTTAGCCACAGCATTGACGTTACGAACCTCATACGCCAACTCAACACCAGCAGTGTTGGCAGCCTGTAAAGTCGTAATAGCCGTTGCATAACAGTCCTCGTCAACAACCGCATTAGCAGCAGTACGAGTGCCACTAATCGTGTAGTCTTGAGGGCCGTTATAGATTCCACAGTTAGCCGTCAAAGTAGGCGTACAGTTAGAATCCAGGTCGTCATTAAACAGTTGGATGCTCATAATCTTGGCATTAGAGGGAACCTGTGCCAACAAAAGAACATCGTTGTCATCTATATCGCCCGTACCAGCAGCGATTGTGTCCATAGCGACACGCACCTTTCCACCCATGCTACCCGCTTCACGAAGAACCTGTGGGTTAGCATCAATGGCGGTGATTTCAATACCTTTAGCTGTTGCCATTGTTAATACTCCTTAAAGTAAAATTAAACATTCAATCGTGATTAAGCAGACTCGTCACAGTCAATCTGGACAACTTTCTCGTCTTCGATTCGTGTCGCACCCATAGAGGCTTCCACAAATACTTGAGTAGAGTAGTTTTTATCTGCTCTTTCGCTGATGCGAATGTTGGGAGTACCGTTCATAGCAAGACCAAGACCACTCTTCGCCCAAGCAATACAAGAGCGGATGTTAGAAGCAACATCCAGGCGAGTAGTGATGATCCACTTAAAGCCCATAAAAGTATCAATGTCACCAGACATCAACAGTCGCACAGAGTTGTAATCTGCGGATGTAATGGTGGTGTCATTCAACAAGGCTTCCAACTGATCTGGCCCGATTGCAAAGAACATTTCCTCTTCATCAGGATCAACATCGTTGTCCAAGAGAATCTTCTTGGCTTCGATAATTTTTGCCAGGGTCAAATCAGCAGAACCGTTAGCAATCTGCTGTCCAGCAGGAAGAGCAACGGTAGAAGATGCATCGGCTGAATCAATGCTGAAAGCATTACCCAAAGCAGCGTCAATGATAATGTCGTCCTTCTGACGATTTAAAGCCCATAAGAGTTGTTTCATAGTTGGGCTTTGTGGGTCCTTCGCCATCTTGACACGATCAGGATTGTCGATCAGGTCAACGGCACGATAGGTGTTGAACGTAACTCGCCTACGAGAAAATGGAACCTCTGTGAGAGGCGTATCTTCATGGCGAGAAACCGCTTGAACCATATTAACCGTATCCATCCGATCAAAATGGAAGTTTTTGGCATCTGAAACTTGTTCAACACGAACTCGACTTCCAAACTTACTATCCTTTTGAGAAGCAAGATGTATAAAGTTGTCGCTGAACTGTTGCTCAAACGCCTTATTAATCTGGTTAGACATTTGGTAACTCTCCTAATTAATGTTAAAAGTTCTAACTTTCGGAGAGTTGCCCAATGTGTTGGACTCTCCTGGCATTGCTTGTTGCCTGACCCTTTCGGGTTGCCAGGACTAAGAAGGACTTGCAATTTTCCTATGCGGGTTGCTTATCCTTATGGATCGAAGGCAAAGACTTGGAAACTCGCTTCTTTGCCTTCTTTTTTTCCACCTTAATTTCCGGTGGTTGAATTGCCTTCTTTGGGTTCGTTGTGTAAAAGTAACAATTAATTAACTTGCTTGCGTCAACACTAGCTTTGTATTCACGACAAGCAGATGTCTCTTTTACAAACTGAACACACTCAAGGCACGAAACTTCTTTATGTAAAGGCATTATTCACTCCCGTGAATAGTGTTATTCCAACGCTCAATCATCTTCGCCACTTCTTTATGGCGTGGATGTTTTTCGTTAAAATATGCCTGATAATCTTCGCTTGAAGGGTCTGCGTAAAACGCATCCTTCGCTTTTTGTGCAGATTCGGGATCGGTAAACGCATTAACTTTTGGATCGCCAAGATGCTTGCCTTCTCCAAAATCCTTTGCTATCCGGTCCATGAACTTTGCAATTCTTGGATCGTTGCCAAGCCCCTGGTCAAAGAATGCCTTGTCCTCTTCAGTGGCGTACTTGTCAACCAGTCGTTGCACACCCGCCAGCTTTTCATCGTACTGACGGCCCCAATCAGCCCGTAACTCAATTTCAGCTTTCTGGATATTGTTCTGCTGTGCTACATCATTCTGAACGTAGACATCTTTTGTTTTGCTATTCCACCAGTTGTAAAACTCTGCGACCTGGTTATTGTTCAGACCCTTCTGATGTGCAAGCTGCAAGAACTCTTTTTCAAATTCCGTGTCATACTGCATACCCTCTGGAAGTTCAGCCTTTTCGTACTGGTAATCTTCCGGGGTTTCAGGTCTGCCAAGCTTGGAGTAAAACTTATTCCAATCCTCTTCGGAAGCGTCATCGCCTGGAATCCTGACCGAACCTTCAAAATACTTTTCCGTTTCTACATAGCTCTTGGCTAAACCAGAAACATCCTTGAACTTTTCAAGGGTCTTGACACCCTTTAGTTCATCTGGCAAATCATCACGCCAAGTCTTCTCTACTTCAGGTGCTGCTGTTGCTTCTGTAGTTTCACTAGATACTTCTGATTCTTCGACTGCCCCTTCGGGGGTTATAGCCTCTTCGGTCATAAACTACTTTCCTTTGTTTTCCCAGCTTTCTACGTTCTGCTTAATCTGCAAAAATACCGCACGACATCCTTCGTTATATGCGGTTGCATGAGAATCGCCTGGAACAAAGCTGGTGGTGTTGTTATATTGACTTTCCAGAAAGTCATAAACAATCACCCCGTTGCCACTTCTAAATGTTTCCCAAAACGCCCTGGCTAGTTTGTCCTTAGTTTGGACTGAACTGCTGGA